GGGGTCGCAAAATTCCCCGGAAGAAGTGCTGCCCGAATCATAGACCGCCGTTCGACGCATTTGCGCATGCGTTCTTTGCGGAAAGTCCTGTGGCGGTCTGGAAAGCGTCTCGGGGATTCGGGGGAAAAAGTGTGCTCCTGGCATTGCTTGCATTGACGGAACAAGTCGTGCTCGGGGCCGAAGTCACGATTCTCGGGGGGTCGGGGGCGCAATCGATTCGCGTTCACGAAGAAATGGTAAAGGGATGGGCGAGTGATCTTGCCCCGAAACGCATGCTCATTGATGACCCGACAAAACGCGTCACAAAATTAGTCAACGGGGGTCGGGCAGAAGCGTTGATGGCGTCTCAAGCATCGGTTCGCGGCCCGCATCCGATGCGTTTACGTTTAGACGAAGTGGACGAAATGAGATTGGAAATTCTCGACGCATCGATGGGACAACCCATGTCAGGTCGGGGAATAAAAGCGCAAACCGTAATGAGCAGCACGCATCAAAACCCCGAGGGAACGATGACCGAAGTTTTAAAGCGGGCGGGCGATAAGGGATGGCCCGTGTTCGAGTGGTGCTACAAGGAAACATCGCAACCGCATGGGTGGCTAGAACTCGGGGAAATTGAACGGAAAAAAACCGAAGTGACTCTCGCAATGTGGCAAACAGAATACGATTTGCAGGAGCCAAGTCACGAAGGGCGCACGCTCGATTCGGATTCCGTGGAGGCGATGTTTAAATTAAAGGGGGAAGTTGACGGGCACGACGGACAATATCACGAATTCGAACCGCCGCGTCAGTATGCCTATTACGCAACCGGGGCGGATTGGGCGAAAGAACAAGATTGGACTGTCATTGTCACGTTTCGGGCCGATTGCGAACCCTGGGAATTAGTTGCATTCGAAAGAATGAGACGCAAGCCGTGGCCCATGATGGTTGCCCGCTTCGACGCCCGTTTGCAGCGATACAAGGGCGCAGCCGCGCACGATGCAACAGGAGTGGGAAACGTGGTGCATGATCTCTTGTCCGTGTCAGCGACGGGAGTTGAATTAGTCGGGAAACAGCGACACGCGCTGTTCGCTGAGTATATGGCAGCAATTGAGAGAAAGGAGTTGACTTCCCCCATGATTCATTGCATGTTTAACGAACATAAATATTGCCGGAACTCTGACGTGTACGGTTCGGGTCATCCCCCGGACACAATTGTTGCGGGCGCTCTTGCTTGGAAAGCGCGGGAACATCTCCCGCGCATGACAATTCCACATGCAATGGGGCAACGCGACACGGCACGTTTTGATTGGTAGTTAAATCCTGGGCAGTGGCCCGTGGGGAATACCGTGGGCAAGTTTTCCGAGTTTATTAAAAAGTTCCAAGCACAACCCGCCTCCCAAAAACCCAATCTCACCGAAGTCTCCATCAGTCATAGCGGGCTTTTCCGTAGTTGGCCCTCTCAGCCGTTCAATCCAATGGACACGCTTTCGCAAGTCAAGGGGCTACAAATTTATGAAGCGATGCGTTCGGACGATCAGGTGAAAGCGGCTCTCAATTTAAAAAAGGGCGCGATGCTTTCGACAGGCTGGGAAATAGTTTCAGCAAGCGATGCCCCAGAAGATAAGAAAATCCGCAATTTTGTCGAAGATGTCTTTACGAATTTAGATACTCTGTATGGCTCATTTGACGATGTGCTCTTTGAAATCCTGTCAGCATTTGACTTCGGTTTTTCGATCAGCGAAATTCTCTGGAATATTCTAGACCGGGGGGAATTCAAAGGGAAAGTTGGACTACGCACCATCAAAAGCCGCCGCCCGCATAGCTTCGGGTTCGACATGGACGAGCACGATAATTTACTCAAAAACGGAATCGTGCAACGAGAGGACCGATTCGACCCCAACAAATTTCTCATTTACACATTCCAAAAAGAATTCGGGAATTTTTACGGGTTGAGTGATCTCCGAGCCGCGTATCGTCCGTGGTGGATGAAAGACAATATTATGAAGTGGTGGGCGATTTACCTGGAACGGTTCGGGGTGCCTCTCACAATCGGGAAATATCCTTCGACGCACCCCCGCGCTTCCGACATCGATACGCTCCGCGACATCCTGCAAAATCTGCAAGCAAATACCAGCATGACATTCCCCGACGTGTTCGAAATCGAATTTAAAGAAGCATCAGGGCGCGGGTCAGACGTATTCAAGGGGGCGGTGGAAGAAATGAATCTTGCCATCGCACGCTCACTGCTGGTTCCCAGCTTGCTCGGTGTGAGCACGCAGCAGGACACGGGCAGCTTTTCCCAATCACGCAAACACTTCGATATTTTTCTTATCGTCATTGACGATGCCCGCCGTGACGTGCAAGAAGATGTGATACAAAATCAACTCATTACTCGTCTTGTCGATTTCAATTTTCAGGTCGATGAGTACCCCCAATTCGAGTTTAAACAATTCACTGAGGAAAACCGACTCGAATTATTTGGGAAATGGCTTGAGGCGGTTGAAAAAGGCGTCGTGAAGCCAACATCTGAGGATGAAATCCATATTCGTAGTACGGTCAATTTTCCCGATAGAGAGATTCCCGAAGGCGAAGTACCAATAGCGTTAAAACCGCCCCCGGCGCCCCCGGCACCGACGATGCCCGCACCACAACCACAACCAGAACCAGAACCAGATGCCGGGGAACCAACAGCAGACGAAATAGCTCGGGGGGCGCGAGCCGCCCCTACTTTTTCCCGATTCCAACTGCTTCGTAAACCAAATCGATTCGAAAAGAAGGCAAACTTTCAGCGCATCAATGACAGTCTCGACGCCATACAATCAGAAAGTCAGGGGCGAATCGAATCCACAATCAATCGCACGTTCGAGGCCCTGCTAAGTATCATCTCACGCAAGATGGAGTCGGGTGAATTGACCCCCCGATTCGTGGTGAGTCTCGATTTGAAATACAAGGGCGATCTGACACGGGAATTGCGGGAATATTTGAGTTCCAGCTATACCATCGGGACACGGGAAGCGAAGGACATGCTCCCGCGACGTATGCAAGCGCGAATCATCCCCGGAATTCCCCCGAAAAAAGCGTTGCAGTTTTTCGATACCAAAGCAATATTCAACAAGGGCATTATCAATGACCAACTGAAAAATTCGTCACAGGGTGTCCTGTTCAACGCGATTAAGAATGGCGAACCATTCAACGTCACGTCAGAGAAACTACGCAAAGCATTTAATCCGTTTATCGGGGACCGTACCGCCATCAAAAAGGGTGCGGAGAAGTTAGTAACCGACCCTGCCCGTCTCGAAACAGTCCTGCGCACAAATGCCACGGAAGCGTTCAACAAGGGATTGATCGATGAAGTGGAAGCAGAAGTGGAAAGCGGATTCGTTATTGGATTTATGTATTCGGCGATTCTGGATAGCGTGACAACTGAAGTCTGTCGCTGTCTGGACGGGCACATTTTCAAACCGGGGGGCACGGGGATACAACAACTCACTCCCCCAAATCATTTTAATTGCAGATCGTCACTAATTCCTGTAACAAGTGATGAGGCCCCCGTTGATTTCATTTCGACATCACAACAGGGGAATTGCGAGGAATTAAAAGCGACGGGGTTTAGCGATGAAAAGGAAACCTGGCAGACCGAAAAGGATTCAGACTGAAATGGCAGACAAAATACCGTTCAATTCAACACGGGGGGACACAGAGCCAGTGCATGACCCCGGGCATACATCGTCAGCGATTTTGTTTCGGTGTGGTGTCTGCACAAACCAAACGCGCAACATAGCACAACACCATTTACCAGCAGTGCGCGGTACGCCCTTCTGCCCCCTATGCGGATTGCGGATGATACGAGACGATGCAGACAAATCACGAAGGCGACAACGGTGAAATGGGCCAAGAACGCCGCCGTAATCCTTAGCATCCTCATTGGGGGGTCGGGTCTTGGCTGGGGATTTCATGCGTATTTTGCAAAGCAGCATGATCTCGAACAAGTTGTGGGCGTGCAGACTATTCACATTTTGTCCATTGAATTATCTGCGATTCGACGAGAGTTGTGGGACTTGCAGAGACAATTCGGCCCCCATTGTCAACGGGGGAATCGGCGGTTACAAGATCGATGTATATTACTGATTCAGCAGGAAGAAAATATTATCCGTCGCATGGACAAAATGAATAGACAGCAATGGAAGAAGTAATCCCGTGTTCATCCTGTGCGGCGGTTGTTCCTTGCCCATGCCTTACGTACGCCGAGATGTTCCTTATGAAGAATGTTTCTATTGTGGGGGGCTTACAAATGGGCACCAAGAAATATCCCGTTCATGTCCCGGGACAGGACAAAAAGAAGCCGAAGAAGCGCAAATAGGCGCGAAGGAAAACGGCGATGGCGACAGTCAACATCCCCGGAGTTGAAATTTTCCGTACGGGCACGCATAACGGGGACACATATACCATTGACGATCTGCAACGATTGATTGCCGCAAGTGACCAAGTTGGATTCACGCCTCCTGTAAAACTTGGGCACATGGACGACCAAGCGACGGGGCGGCTGCTGAAAAAAGAGGGCATGCCCGCATTCGGTTATGTCAAGAATCTTCGTATCATGGGCCAAAAACTTATCGCGGATTTTCAGGATGTCCCCCGACGTTTAGGGAAACTCATTAAAGACGGGGCATATAAGCGCGTCTCGGCGGAAATTTATTGGAATTACAAGCGAGGGAAAAACATATTCCCCCGTGTGCTCAAAGCCGTGGCGCTGCTCGGCTCTGAATTGCCCGCTATCACCGACCTGGCAGACGTAGAAGCCCTCCATCTCAGCGTCGGAGACAATTTTGCCGCAATAGAATTCAAGGATTTTATGAATATTGAATTCATTGCGCATGATGAAAACGAGAATGAATACCGCAGCTATTTAGGGGATATTCCAGACCGATACCCGTATCTGGGTTTAGCGAAAGACGATTCCGCTGTCGAGTATCGCATTGCAGAAGGGACCATTGAACAATGCCGGACGTGTCGTTTCTTTATCGGTCAGCGAGAAATTGGGTCTGTGGGGCTATGTAATTTAGTGGAGGGAGAGATTTCTGCTGACTTCGTATGCAGCTTGTTCCGGGCATCAGATGCGTTCGTCTCGACAGATGGGGTTCCGGCTGTTGCTTCGGGAGTTGGGAAAACATCGCAAGCAAAAACCTTCACGGTTGAAAAGCGCGGCGATGAATGGTGTCTCATTGCTGACGACGGGGAAACGTTAGGGTGTCACGACACAGAAGAAGGAGCGTTGGCACAGGAACGGGCAATTAAATCCCGAGAAGCGGGGAAGCAAGTGCAAAGGAGGAAAGTGGCGGTGAAGGAGAAACAGAAAGAGACGGAGTTAGAAGTTCCCGAGGACATGGCTGTCTATTCATTTTGTCCATGCGACGGATA